TCCGCATTCTCGCTGCGCGGTGTAGCAAGTTTGCCAGCATCAGCACCGGTGACGATCTCACCTGCACAAGCAGCATAACCCGCCAAATCCACAAAACTGTCAGCGGATTTACCTGTTTTGATCCGCGCCACTTTGAGAAGTGCCATCATCATTGCGACGTCTTTCGGGGAGAAAGGAATGCCCATATAGGCTTCCCACAGCTTACCGATCAAAGCGAAATTGTTTTCGGGTGTACCGTAATCCTGTTCGCGTTCACCGCACACACAGGACTTTGCAGTGTCTAAGATTTCTGCGCGTTTCATATCTGACCTCCTATAGCTACTGATCCGAGAAACAATAACGCATTTGCGATTGCTCCCGCCATATAAATTACGGATTTCTTTTCATCTTTCGCGCCCATGCTGGACAGGTAGAAAAGAACAATAAATACAAGAAAAACGATTTGTACTGCTATCAGCATTTAATTTACCTCCGTGTCCGGCAAATCGGGAAGCGGCATCCAATGAGTTACTTCAGGATAACCCATTTCATCTGCGACAAGCCAAACGTCACCGACCTCCTGATATGCTCCCAAACCGATTTGTGCATCGCCATCGGTGTCAATGTACACTACCAGATTATTGTAGTAGGGAGTAGGGAGTTCATCTTCAACTTTGATCCAATTTTTATTGCCCATTAAATTTGTACCTCCGGGAAATGATATTTTGTAACAGCTATCGGAAACTCTTCGATTTCAGAAGCCCACAAGCACGTACCCCTGCCGTTCAGATATTCCCACAGCAGCGGAAAACCTCCGATCCCATCGAACAGGCTTGCCATTGTACAATCACCACCACAGGACAGGGAGAGCTTTTGCAGGACATACAGCCACGGCGGGAGGGCTATACTGTTACCCAGGGCTTTATAACGGGCGGTATCGGCGCATTCTTTATGTACCTTGCCCTTACTGTCCGTCCATTCTTCGATGTCCGTCCAGCCATCAGGAAAACCCTGTAGACGTTCACATTCAAGCGGTGTTAAACGGCGTACTGTGTAACGATACCGTACTACGTTGTTCAAGTTGAGACTTTGACCGCCTGTAGATTTTGCTTGAAGAGTTCCGTTTACATCTGAATTTTCGGTGCCGTTGCGACAGGCAACAGCGGCACATATAGCACTTGGTCCTTTGGCTACCTGTGACGGTGCGATCCCATCATCTGATATATTGATGTCGTAACAAGCATTTTCACCTTGATTAAAAGCCGCACGGTCAATGGAAATAATAGCCTGTTGATCGTGCATACAGTTCAATGCTCCCACTTTATCAGAAACTCTGAGCTGATCCACCTGTCCATTGCCGATGCAAATAGCCGTATAATCGGTAACACGGTTTTCGTGATCTCCTGTCAGCGTGGGGACCGTCTCACCATCGCCGTTACCTCTCGCATCGTAGACTTTCGGTGATGAGACTATAACGATTCCACCTTGATTACAAGCTGGATTCCCACAGTTCATGTCGAGTGTCCGTGATGTGTCAGCTTCATATATCCCGCTGTGGGGATTATCAGAAAGCATACTGTTTGATGCGAATGAACAGATGCCGTAAGCAGCAGATCGTGTAGCAATCATCGGCAACGCACCGGGAGATTCTGCCCGAAGAGTTTCCGATACATTACCAGATACTTGACCCCTGTTGGTACAGGCTATGACAGGTTGATGCCCGTGTTCCTGCGCTCTGAGACAGGCAGTAATGTTTTCGGTCACACTCATCACCGAACCGCCCTGATCGTTCAGACAGAGGATGCTATCTGTGATTCCAGTGCGATTTTGAGAACGTCGGGCAATATCTTCCCACGGCGTTCCGCACGGCGTAGAATCCCCTGACAGGCTTTCGCGCTCAAAGAGTATTTCGGGTGCGGTGCATCCTCCAAAATCTGCGACAAGTGCGATTCTACGACGACGCTGGGGGACTCCCCAAAACTGTGCGTCGAGTACACGCCATGCAACGGACCAAGCCCCCCCCCCATACCATACAAGCATCCGGCTGTTGACCATCCGTTTTTAGGTATAGGAATAGAGGGGCTTTCTTCGCAGACGACGCGGATCGTTTCTTCGAGGACTGCCCCGAAGTCTGCGCCGCCGTTGGAGCTGAACGCTCCGGGGACGTTTTCCCAAACCATGAATCGGGGACGGATTTCAATACCTGATCTTCCTCTGTTTGCATCTGCTTTCCTCATTTCTTTTATAATTCTGATTTGTTCCATGAACAGCCCTGAACGCTGACCGGCAAGCCCCAATCGCTTACCCGCAACGCTCAAATCCTGGCACGGACTACCACCGATCACCACGTTCACGAAGGGAACAAGGTAGCCGATGATTTTTGTAATATCACCTAAGTGTTTCATAAGGTGCCATTACCCCAAAGACGTTCTGTGACTGCCTGGCTGTCGTATAAGCACATATCTACAAAATACGGCAGATGAATGATCCAATCGCAGAGGATGTGCCATTCGGGGAGCTTATGGGCGTTTCTTGCAGGGTAAATGTTCAGCAGATTTTCATAGTTCAACGTACAAGTACGCATCTGCTGAAAACTGGAAGGGAGAAGCTGAATCATGTCGTCCCATGCAGCTCTATCCCTCGTTTCGCAGAATGCCTGTCGTCTTTCTTCCAATACTGCAATAACACCATCCAAACAAGTGAGCGCAGCAGAGGACATACGTTCACAGGAAAAATCTTCTCTGGAAAAAGGTTTTGCGTGGATTTTGTGCATCGTACTGGTGGAATTTGCTACAGTACCGACCTTATACGTATCGTATTCTTTCCACCAGTACAAAGGTGCAGTAATGTCCACAGACACGAAAATCTGACGAAGAAATTTTCGGTGATCCCCGCCGTTTTTAATGAGCTTCCGGGCAAGGGTCAAATCATTTTCACCCAAGAAAAAGTAAAACGGTGCGATGTTCCAGGTTGACGGGTTTTCGATGTGTGTGGTGTAGCTATCGCTCTTATCCCAGCTATTCATCGGATTTCGCATTCCGCGAATCGCATTTTCAAAATTCATCACGGATGTGCGTTCGAGTTTTATCATAATACAACCTCAGTCTTTCTTGAAATATGTTCCTACCCATCCTTCGGCATTGAGCGGCAGCCCAGTAGCCCACGGGATAGGTTCTGACATAGCGTCTACAACCTGTTTCAGCATCTCTTTATCGGAGCTGTAAGGTGTGACCTCTATGACAACTTCATCGTGAACATGGAATACAACGGGAAACCCCGCCGCTTCCAGGCGTTCAATGGAGATCGCCAGACAATCGCGGGCAATGGCTTGTACGCAGTTCTCCACAAGTTTTCCACCGTATGTTTCTATACGGCCCCACTTGTTTTTATCGTTCAATCCCATGTAACTGATAGAGGGATTTCCCCAACGGTTTTCACCGATGGCAGGATCGACATAAAACAGCTTACGTCCAGATGGGAGTGTAATTGTAAGGCACGTGCGTCCCTGCATCACATCAAACTCACGTGTGAAGGTACATCCGGCTACCCGAACAAACCCACCGTTTGTAATGACTGACAGGGCGGCAGCATCGAATGAATACCACAGATCACAGATATTCGGGCTTGCGTCCCGCCAACGTCTTACGATGTCAGGCAGGTCCTCTTCAGGAATACCCATATCCAACGCACCCATGTTGATGAGCGCGCCAGAGCTGCCCTGGTAGCCTAACGCCAGTTCTGCAACCTTGCCTTTCTGTCGCAAATGCCCGTTCACGCCACCTTTGACAACGGGTACTTTGAACATCTGAGAAGCCGATGCACAATAGATGTCCCCGCCGTTACGGAATACATCAAGCCGCCAATCCTCTTTTGCAAGCCAGGCAATAACACGGGCTTCGATTGCTGAAAAGTCAGCGTCAATCAGTACGTTTCCTTCGGATGAAACGAATGCGGTACGGATGAGCTGTGAAAGCGTATCGTTCACGCTCCCGTACACACATCTCAGGTTGTCCAGCTTTTTACTCCGAACCAGATCACGTGCCAGGTCGAGCGGTTCCGTGTAGGTTCTCGGAAGATTCTGCACCTGGACCAATCTCCCCGCCCATCTGCCGGTGCGGTTCGCACCGTAGAATTGAAGAAGCCCCCGCACTCTGCCGTCAGCGCATACCGCATTTTCAATGGCATTGTACTTTTTCATGGAGGTTTTACCGAGTTCCTGACGGATTTCAAGCATACGCTGTACTGTAGGATTGTTTTCGTCACGTCCAAGCATCTTGCTTACGGTATCTTTCCTCAGATCACTTACTTCTTCACCCATCTCAGCTTCAAGCCACGTTGATAACTGCTTGATACTGTTCGGATTACTGAGTCCAGAAATCGTGATTGCTTCGTTGGTGAGATTGTTTTTCATAATCTCACCGAGAACGAGTGCGCCGTGAACAAAGTCCATGTCAACAGCAACGCCACGATCATTGATGATGAGATCGGTTTCCCACTGTTTCTGAATGAAATCAGGAACGGGGAACGGAGATAAACGAGATTCAATTTCCATTTCCGTAACAACGTCCTGACAGCAATATTCTTTGAACAGTCTCCATCTGTCAGGATCGTGTTGCGGAAAATTACGGGTACGTTGTCCGTTTGCTTTGGAGGGCTTGCAAGGATTACAAAAATATCGGATAAGGGCCTTACCCGTATTCAGCTTTTGCTTATCCTCCGGCAGTCCTAAAGCTGCTCCTGCGGATTCAAGGCTCACAGTATAACCGCAATACAGGCTGTGCAACATGGTATCACGCCACTGTGAAGGGTCAAGTCTTTTACGGAAATGCTGACCGAGACAACCCCACTCAAACCCCGCATTGTAGGCGTGTTTTATGTATTCGGGATCAAAGATCGCATACTCCAACCACATTGGAATTTTTTCGCCCTGGGCAAGGTCGATGATTTGAACAGGTGCATGATCGACGCTGTAAGCGAAAAGCAGGATTTCAAAATCCGGGCTTCTCATGTATGCCTGTGCGCCTGATTTTTTCAGGTTGATACTTGAATATGTTTCAAGGTCAATACTCAGGGAGTGCATATCGTCCCCCCCCCTTAACTTTCAGAATTTACATAGAGGTTCAGGACGTTTTCTACATTCACCCCACGGTCATCAAGCTCAGCTACCAGTGCTTTGAACAGCGGAGTATCAATAACATATCGAATCAGTTCTTCTTCAGAAAGACTTGTCACGTTATTCAACGACTTTTTCAGGTCATCGGCACGATTTGCAGTCCACACAGCATCAGAGTACGATGCGCGTTCAATGTCGATAACAAGCATGGTCAGGGTACGTGTGGGTTTCTGAACAAGCATTTTTACGGTATTGAGAATGTGGGGTGTTTCCATCGAGGTAATACGGATAGGTTCACCTACAGTAGTCACCCACATATCGGAAGAATCAAAACGAGTTTTCATAAACAGCCTCCTGTTTTATTTTAGATGTACGGCAATTCGGAAACGATGTCATTCGGCACGTTTCCTTCCCATACGAAAGAGTTTTTCAAAACGTATTCATTATAACTTGCAGCCGTTTTGTTTGCCCTCATCCGGGCCTGTTCTGCCCACGACTGCTTTTCCTGACTTTCGCTGTCTTTGTACTGCTCAAACGTCAGCTTATCGCTGGTGTAGCTCGCAATCATGCTCCGGCAGGTGTCCTCAACTTCCTTACGGGTCGCGTAATTCGTAGCATCATCGGCTTTCTGAACGGCGAAGAACCAGTTATTGAAAGCGGCACGTCCTGTAGGGGTAGCGGTAAAGAACACTGTCAGAAACAGCAGTATCAGGACAACGGCAATACCGAGTGCGCTTTTAACCTTCTCCATCGTTGTTTACCTCATAATTCACAATGGGATCGTTGATTTCAAATGGAATGTCAGAGTACAAATAGGTGCCTGTCCATTCAAGATACCGCCCATCGGGTGTAAAGAAAAAGATACCGTTGTCGTTCTGACCGTATGAGCCGTCGACATCTGCCATTTCCGTTGTAACTGTCGTGTACCCGCCACTGGAACTGCCGTATGTGCTATCAACAGAACCAGGGGTTAAATAGCTGTTCAGACTTGATACCTTGCCATCTACGACAAATCTGCCGACGACTGTATTGCCAGAAAACAAAATGACATAACTGAGAGGTTTTTCAACGGCGCATACGAGGGCGTTTGCCTTTTCCCGTTGTCCATTTACCCAGTAGGTACGCCGAATTAGATTATAGCGTTCAAGGGAATAAAAAACATCAGTGGGGGTTTTCTGCGAAGCCGCAAGATTGTCGGCAACTTCCTTCTGTGCGTTGATGTCGTCCTTTGTGTCGTAGCTGGATGACGCATCCGCACTCATATCACAGCCTGTCAATAAAGGTAAAAGCAGGATCACAACGAAGGAAAGCAGGATCACAGCTATAGCCGTATTTCGGATGAATTTCTGTCTTTTCATTTTTATAACCTCATTATTATTGATTGTTAAAGTAGCGCGTGATTACTTTTGCAACCACGCGCTACAGCATTCAACTTTATCGGGGCAGACCTGTGATAGGATCAATGCCGCCAGCAGGAGCGGTGGGAGCAACGCCGGGTGTAGCAGTAACCGCCTGACCGATACCGGCAAAGTCAGACGCGGCAGACGCACCGCCAGACAGCGGTTCACCGTCACGGGTTTTCATGACGTTGCCCAGTCCGCAACCGATACCCTTGTTACCGGAATTGGAATAGCCGAAGAAACGAATGGTGACACGGGCATACATACCGCTGTAGATGTCCTGCGGGGCAAGCGGACAGTTGATATTACTGATGTCCACAACCTGC